ACCACTGCCCCCGCGATAATAACCACCGCGATAATAACCGCCTCGTCCACCTTCACGTCCTTCAGCATTAGCAAAAGATGAAATACCGATACTTGCAATCAATGCTACTAATAAAATATTCTTCATAATTTCCTACCCCGTTGTATACTGTATAAAGCAGTATTTATAGTAACTATACATGAAATATACCAAAAAGTCAATGCTTGTTACAAATTCCTACAAAACTTTACAGACTTTGGTTATCTAAATATTGTTGTAAATCGTTGGCATGTAACCCTAACATCATAGCATCACGGTCACTGACAATATGGATAGTGGAACGATTTTGTACATAGTAAGGCTCTGCAAAGTAGCGTTCTAACTGTACAAAGGTCTTGGGTCGTATTTCGTGTAATAATTTGAATTTATAAAATCTAATGTGCTTACGCATTGTGAGATACGCATTTTGCGTAAGACGTAGACTATTGTGATTAGTTGGATTATACCACCACATACTTGGATTTACTGCGTATGGGATTATTTGATAAAACTTATCTTGCCAAATTGACTGCGGAGATTCGGCACGTGACTTAATGAGTGCCATGATTATTTTGTATAAATAAGTATGTATTACTAATTAAAGGTTGATTAAACATAATGTATTTACACAATAAATATACTCGATATTATTTTAATATTATAGAAGCGGCACAAATAAGAGAACTCGAATCATCGATTTATATAGAAAAACATCATATTCTTCCTAAAAGTTTAGGCGGCACAAATAAGAAAGATAATATTGTTAAACTAATGCCACGCGAACATTTTGTATGTCACTTATTACTAACTAAAATGTTAACAGGCGAAAATAAAGCAAAAATGGTAAATGCTGCCTTAAGATTAGCAAATGATCATAATGGTAGATGTATAAATTCTAGAATTTATACGATTATAAAACAAGAACGTAGTAAGTATCTGAAAAATAAAATGATCGGACACGGAAATCACTTTTATGGTAAGAAACATTCCGACGAGACTCGGGCCAAAATGTCTTTACAGAAAAAAGGAACAAAATTAACCGATGAGCAAAAACAAAAACTTAAAGGAAGAATAGGCCCTATGCTTGGCAAAACTCATTCGCTAGAAACTAGAAAAAGATTATCAGAGTTTGGCAAAACTAGAACCCCGTCGATGTCTACAAAAAAGAAAACTTCTGAAACTATGCTATCTGCTAATATACAGCGATCGACTGACACTAAAGAAAAGATGCGTCGAGCAAAATTAGGAATAGTACATCCTAGGAAGATATGCGAGTATTGTGGGAGAGATTGTGCTATTGCTATGTATACTAGATGGCATGGTAACAATTGTAAATTACGGGTAGATTTGGGTTCCACCGGTTAATAGCACAACTGAAAACTTATCTGACTTAAACAGTGCATTGAGTTTCTTAGCAAGGTTGATTGCATGTCCTTTGTTACTAAATGAAACTTTCTTATACTTTGGTCCAGGATATGCCACAAGTATGTTTTGTGTTTTTAGATTGATTGGTTGTGCATCAAAGAATACAGCCCAGATACCTTCTGAATCTAGTATCTGGTCGCTTTTATAGTTTGTTTTGTTTACATGCTCTAATAGAACTGTTGGTTTTGGGCGTGACATTAATAATTCCTACTTACAGTTATTTATGCCAATTAACTACATACTTTATACTAAAATCCACCACCATCCATCTCTACGTTTACTACTGTACTTTCTTCTGCTTCTTTAATTGCAGTCAGCGCCGCAATCTGTGTAAGCAATTCAAACAAATCATTATGTAGATTACGTGCATCCAGCGCAGATAATGTTAAGTCCTTGCTGTTAGTTTGATTCATTACTTTAACCCGATTGTTAAATGCCTTTAAGTGTAGACTTAGTTGATTCTCCATCGTAACCTCCGTTTGCTATTTTTAACTGTGCATTTCGTTCTTCGACTGTTTTAAATGGTCCTTGATACGGATATCTATTAAGTGTAATAAACTTAGGACAATAACTTTTAACCCATCCGTTGTTAAACTGTACAATATAATATCCAGCACAGAAGAAACTTTTGCTTTTACTACCTTTGGTAAACACTGGTAGTTTATGATGCAAATCCCATAGTTCATTCTGTGGTTTATTATCGCAAGGATATCCATGAACGTTATGCGTTTCTTTTGCTACTTTAGCTGGCTTGGATTTGTCAATAATGATATTATATCTATCACTAAGTGTTTTAAGATTAGGAAACTGTTCACGGGTAGTATTCTGTACTAAAGTTACACCTTGTTCGTTTGCATGAATAGTTGCAATCTTAGTACCATCTTGTTCAACAATCCAGCACTTATTCTTAACCACTGATCTTGCTAGTAATGTCATAACTGGTCCTCCGCAAGTAGCCACTTCAGGGCAAGTAGCTGTAAGTGGGCATTCTTTTGTTTTTTGTTTAAGCAACTGCATAGATAATTCCAATATATGTTAAGTAATGTAACCCTTGATCTGCGCCCATCCATACCCAAAACATGCGATCAGCAGGGCTGAGGCCTTTATTTAGTTTTTGCTTAACCCAGTCGATGTGATAATGTATAACACCATCTGCTAGTGCAAGCATAATAATATCGTTAGCACTATGCGCAAAGAACACAAGAATTAAGAAAGTAAATGCCGCATGTACCGCTGCATGATGAATACCACCATCAGCACCATATGTACCCTTCTCACGTAGCATGTATTCAGATTGCATTAAGAAGTCGGCAATAAAGTGCTTAACGCCAAATAATGCTAGTAAGATAAAGGCAGTTGTGTTCATATTAACCCCTAATAAAAGTACTACGTGACTTGGGAGTTTCCCACCAGTCAATACGATCTACTCTAACATTTAATGCTGACATTTTAATCCTCGTATCTACAATGTGATTTTTTAGTTTCCCAAAGTTCAACGGCTGTTACTGTGGCAAAATCGCCAATACGCTCTTGAGCATACAGTTTCAAATACTTACAGATGTTTTCGCTTGTAGGAACAAAGTCTACTAATACGAAGCTGTTCATATGTAATTGTCTATCTGCGTCTACTAAACCAGGAATACCTACGCCAAATACTTCACCTAAGTTTATAAAGTTCTTAAACTCTCCAATATTATCAGTAAACTTTGGGCTAACACTTGTAATAATTTCAAAGTTTGGATCATTAATATCAATCATAAACTTATGATCTAATACATTATCCACAAACTCTTTCATAAAGTTTAAGTTCTTAAAGTCTGTAACCATAGCACTTTGGTCTAAGGTATCTGCTCCTAGGAATACCTTAATAGAATAGGAATGACCGTGGAGGTGGCGGCACTGGCAGTCTGTTTCAATACTTAAATCTGGGCGATCTAATTTCTGTGCCCATACCCGATGCCCCATTTCGAAGTGAAATTCTTTGTCTATTGTCCATAACATATTTGATGTCCTTTATTAGTTGATTTAACTGTTAGTATATACGAAAAAAAGAAGAAGAGCAAGTATTTTTGATAAATAATAGTGTAGTTCGCGATACGGAAATATCCAACTACTCTAAACAACCTGGGAGGGTTATATGTTCAGCAATACTATTTATTACGTCTACGCATACCTGCGAGATAAAGATTCCACTACAGCCAAAGCAGGCACTCCTTACTATATAGGCAAAGGTAAGAACAATAGAGCATATCAACAGCATCGTAACGGCCCCCGAGGTGTTGCTGTGCCTGCTGATAAATCGAATATCACAATACTTGAAACTAATTTAACTGAAATCGGTGCGTTTGCTATTGAGCGTAGAATAATTGCGTGGTATGGACGTAAGGATTTGGGCACTGGTATATTGCTTAATTTAACAGATGGAGGTGACGGAGCACCGAATGTTAAAATCACCGACAGTAAGCGAGCAAAGTTAGTGGCAGCACATCTACAGCGTCTACCGATGACAGATGCTACTAAATTAAAAATAGGACGAGCACATAAAGGTTTACAAAAGTTCACAGAAGAACAAAAAATAGAAATGGGTATACAGCGTAAGAATAATAAATGGTGGAACAACGGCGTGGAACAATGTTTTACTCCGACTGCTCCAGATAGTTCGTATATACGAGGTAGATTAAAATTCAACAATGTGGGTGCCGCATTAGGTGCTGCCGTAAACAAAGAAAAGCGATGGTGGACTAATGGGGACATTCAAAAATTTTCTAAAGAATGTCCCGCTGACGGTTTTGTATTGGGCCGCACTAAGATTTAATATCATGTGCGGCAGATAGTAGATATTCCATCTTGCGTTGACGATCAATTAGCTTGAAGAATAATGCAAGTGTATTAACTGCGTCGATATCTGCTCTGTGTGCAGTGCCCTTAAAATGCATTTTAAACGCACCCATAGCACTTGCAAGTCCACCGCTTGGATTCTTGCCACGTGCAAACATCATAAACGTATACCAAGTCTTTGTATCGATCCAACGACGGCCAAAGTGTGGGAAGTCGGCATAGTTTTTGCAGAACTCATCTAATAGTTCTCTACTATCTCCACCACCCCAAGTAATTGGGTTAATCCAAGTGTTATGTTGTTTAATTAGCTCACTAAGCTCACGTGCAACTGTTTCGTGACTTACGCAATTTAATCTAATATCGTGGTCGGTAATGCCAGTTAAGCCAATAATAAAGTCACTAATTGGTTCTTTTGGATCGATATACCACTTCTTAACAATGTAATTTTCAAACTTATCATTTGCACTGCCAATGGCAATACCAACCTGAATGATCTTACCACTCGGTTGGTTTAATTCTAAGTCTAACGCTAAAAACTTTTGTGACTTTTCTATCATTTATTTTCTTTCATTAAAACCAAAACCAACTAAAAAACATCCACCCTATAGACAGAAGTGCCCATGCTAACTTTACTATCATTATAGTATACGTAAAATGAAAAAAATACCCATCGAGTGCCGCTAATGCTATCCACGTCCATCCACCGAATCCTGAAAAATCTGTATCTTGGCTCATTCTACGTATTAATTAAGTGATACATTGTAACTGCTTCTGGTGGATAACCTGCGCCCATCCATTGCGCCATTGCACTTGCATTATCGCTAAGTTTAACAAGATCATATTTGCCACAGAACTTAAGAAACTGTGCACCAATCATTGGACGATTTAATGCAACTGCATTGGACTTAATAGTTTCTTCTATGAATACTCTGTACTGTGCAGGCTGTGCATTTAAATCAACTAGGGTAACATTGCGATTATAATCATCTAATACTCTATGTTCTACACCGTTATGATCAGTCCAGCGTTGTAGCATTAAGTTATTCCACGCATATCCTTGTTTATCTTTATCTCCATATGCTTCTTCTAACCCAACTTTGTTCTTAGTACCCTTAGACCGCACACCAGGATATGCACTAAAGATGTTGTCAGTTGGATCACCGCGTACACATTTTTCAAATAGAATATACTTAGGATCTGGAATAACTTTAGGTAATTTAGTTTTCTTATCTATAACAAGTTTACCACGTTTATCTAAAATACCAGTAAGAGTATGTAATTCATCACTAATACCATTATACTGATTAACATTTTCACTTAGTAACTGATAGAAGTCTGTGTCACTAGAAACAATAGTGTGATGGTCATTTGGGTGTGTTTGTATCCAGCCAGCAACTAAGTCATCTGCTTCTAACTCGCCATGTTGTAATACTGTGCAGTTAGTCTTTTCGCTTAGGAATGTTTTCATAGCGTCAAAAGCGTCCCAAAACATTTGTTCTTCTTCTTGCTCTGCTTCTGTCTTAGCGGCACGGGCAACAGCACGATTCGCTTTGTAAGGAGTGTAGAAAGTTTTACGCCAGCTACGCCCTTCTAAACAAATAATAACATGGTCAGCTTTTTGATCCCGCCACGCTTTGTTAATACTAGCTAAGGTAACATGAATGGCAAAGCCCAGCTTATCCCACGTGTCACTTTGTCTGTGCGCACTATGTCTGGCTCTGAAGAATGTGTTTGCTGCATCTACGATTAAATAACGCATGATTTATTACTTCCTTAACACTTAATTATAGTATATAATAGCACATTACTATGGTTAAGTCAACTAGTATTTTGGATAAATAGAAGTGTAGTTCGCGATGCGACAACATCCAACTACTCTAACATAAAGGAACTATGTCAGCATGACTATTTATACCCCAACTTGGTTGTATATTAAACAACATACCGCAACAGGATTAAAGTACTTTGGTAAAACAAAACAAGACCCATATAAATATACCGGATCAGGTGTGTATTGGAATAATCACTTAAAAAAGCACGGATATAATATAGAAACTATTTGGTGCAAACTATTTAACAACAAAAAAGAATTAACAGAATTTGCTATAAACTTTTCGGAAAAGAATAAAATTGTAGAATCATCTGAGTGGGCTAATCTAATGTTAGAGAACGGAGAAACCGGCGGAGACACTGGAATTACTTGGCAAGGACGTAAACGAATTTCAGAGTCCAAAAAAGGAAAACCGCGCCCACAAACAGTGATTGAAGCCGTATCAAAGCCTAAAACTAATACTCACAAACAGAACATAAGTAGATCAAACAGTCAAACATGGAATATAGTTGATACTATCAGTGGAAATACTATCATTACTTCTAAATTAAAACTTTGGTGCACGGAGCATAAACTTAACTATCAAATGATTTTAAGATTTGCTGGAACACACGAACAATATAAGAATTTCCTAATAAACAACGCCAGTTAAATGTCAAGATACTTCTGTTCTGCCGTTACCTAAGTCACGTCTACGTGATTCTGCACGTTTTTCTGGGTCGGCTTGATCTTGTTCGTATGTTTCTGTTACTACATTGCGACATACTGCTTTAAACCAGTTGTCGACTAAGTCTTGATCTGTTTTACCTTGGAAGCCTGCACGTACCAATTTAGTGATAAACACATCATTCCAGTCAAGTTCAAACGCACCTTGTCCTGGATCAGCTTCGTCTACTTCAATGCCAAGTACTTCTACCCACGGCTGACCGTTTGCAGTTGCTTCGTCTTTAGCCGATAGCACTTTAACTTTGGCTTTCTCTGCTTTAGCTTCGGCTTTTGCTTCTGCACGTTTAGTTCGTGCTTCGCTCGCGGCCATCGCTTTGGCTTCGGCTTCTGCTAGCTCTGCTTTGTTTAAACCTAGTGTTGCTTTAATTTTTTTCCACATTATTTGTTGTCCTTATCACAATTACATTTATACGGGCAAGGATCGTTGCTATCATCCCAATTTGTTGGATCACTTAACGTCTCGTGCCATTCTTTAACCCATGCTATAAATCGTTTAAACATCATTTTCCCCAAGAATTGCCCCAAAGTTCGATATGAAGTCGTGGACTGTAATAATAACCGCGTTTCATTGCTTCGTCTGCAATATGGAACTTGTTACCATCATATACGCTAACAACACCACCAACAGGCATAACATAAACCATACCAGTAAAGCCTGCTGTTCTATATGCAACTACAGCGCGATCAACTTCATCGAAGTCATTTGGTGTTTCGATAACAAACTTGAGATACGTTGTACCAGCAAACTCGTAACTGTTTACAATCTCGGGTTTAATAGCATCTTCCCAAGTTTCCCCACTTGCTGATAGTTTAGGGCTTACACTAAATGTAACTTCTCCACGTGTAGCAGACCATACTTGTAAATATCTAGCAAAGTCTGCATGTAACGCCTGTGTGCCGTTTGTTTCAAACGTAAGATTCTGTAAGTTTGCCATATCAGCATGATCTAACAACTTAGGAAACGCACGTTGCCATCCTAATAACGGCTCACCGCCTGTAATAACTAAATGCACGTTATTACCATTTGTTTGTTGCCAATTGTTATTGGGAATAACATCAAGCATTTGCTTAACTGTTTCGTCTATAGATAATAACGGACTTAAACTTTTAAATTTCGGATCCCAGCTTGCGTAACTATCGCACCCTGTATTAACAAGTGGTAGGTCATTGTACGACTTGTATTGTTCGACTTTAATTACATTGCGCTCTGCACTAACTGTGCCGCGTGGCATACCAAAGCCACCGCAGGTAAAGTTACAGCCAAATGTACGCAGAAATAACGACGGAACGCCAATAAAGCGTCCTTCACCTTGCGCTGAATAAAATATCTCACTAACTTTTAATTTCATAATTGTATCTCTTTCTTATTGATAATTAATTATACTATAATTAAACTGTTAAGTCAAGTTCATTCATATTGACTGAAGTTTTTTTGGATCGCATATCATAACATACTCTGTAGATATAATGTGAATAATAATTAAGGGTACCTTCATATAATTCCCAATCAATTGGAAACCACACCTTCCCAGTAAATACTTCTGTATCAGTAATTTGATAAGTTTTTGGTGTATGATCTAATATACCTTCTTTATTATATTTAGGCCAATCGTATTGTGTACTAAAAATTCTTCCTGGACGATAAGTGATATCCAATAATCTATTTTTTGAAAAATGACATAGATCTAAGATACGATCATCTACTTCGACAAATTTACTAATAGCAAGTATTACTCCGTCAAAAAACTTATCAGTATTAATAAGAATAATAAAAATATAATAGATAACTGGAGAAATAGTAAATGCAAATTCATCTTTAAAATCACAAAAGACATCACTTTTACTATCAGTTAACCAAGTATCGTATGCTAGTTTTAAATTAGACATTTCCTTTCTAAATTCATAATCTACTCGCTCGTCATAAAGTACTGTATTCATTATTTCATGAAAAAGATCACCGTAGTTAACTTTATGTTCTTGCCACATATAATGTGATACTAGATCTAAAATTTCAGATGATTGAGTAGATGCAGTAAATATTGACAGCATATTCATGTTGACCCAGTCGTTGGAATTATACGACATAGTTTCTACTACATATTCTGTCATTGTATCAGCAGTATCGGCTACTGTTTTATTAACACCAGGGTCCATAGTCCTATTTGGTTTCTCCCTCAACGGTGTTCCGCTGCCCATACCGGCTGATGTTTTACCTTTGATTGTTTTTATTTTATATTGTTTTCTGTATTCGGGATCATATGCGGGCGCCGCAGGCAGCAGAGCCCATACATAGCCAATCGGAAATGGTAATTTTTCTAAATTAATACGATGTATACTTTCTTTTATGGTATTGATTGAAGATCCCGGCAAACCCATAATAGTTTCGATCCAAACTGGCAAATATCTGTCTGCATTTGTTTGTAATTTTCTAAACATCTGTACCTGATCTTCGAAACTAAAGTCAATTCGATCTACATTCTTTTTAACATCGTCATTCAGGTCTTGAATTGAGATACTATAATACGCTAGCATATCTGCATTTGATAATAGTAAGTATACTTGATATAAATTGTCAATTTTAGTCTTAGTAGGTTGTATATTTACAAACTTAGGATACCCGTATTTTTCTTTCATTTTTATGCAATGTTTAATATATTCTATATCTATAGAAAAAAGACCAAAATTTGCATCACAAAAGAATAACCCATCAATTTGGTTTTCGCCTGCCCATGTTATTTCATCCATGACAAAACCAAAATCTTTCTTAACTGTTTTAGTAAATGTTCCGCCACCCCAGTCACAAAAACTACATTTATATGGACATCCTCGACTGGTTTCCATCTGTATCCAAATATTGCCTATGTTTGCATCTTTGGCTTTTTTAATTAACGGAATTATATGTTTCTCTTGTGCCCTGAGTGCATTTTTTGGCCATTTAAAATCTCTTTTCTTCGGAGACAAACTGTTGAACTGTACTTCGCGAGATTGGTTTGGCCAATACGAATACGGAACTAACGGTGCATCTAGTATACCATTATTATTAACGATGTTTTCTAATATATCATATATAGATCCTTCGCCGTATGCATCACTAGGAACAATCAAATCAGTATAAGGACGATCTTTGAAATAATCACCATTGAATTTTATATCTTGCTGTGGCCCACCATATACAATAATGAGATTGGGCATTGCATCTTTTAATTTTTCCGACATAAGTAAAACAACAGATTCATTCCAAAGGTACACACTAAATCCAACAATAGTTGGCTGTTCATCTATCAATCGATTAATCAGTGCGTCGATGTCTGAATAATCGTAATCGGCTTCGCCCCAATCCCATAAGTCGGCATGTTTGCTATTTTCTTCGTAATATGTTTTTGCTGTGGCCCATAGTAGTGAAAGAGGATAACGGATAGCACCTGTTTTATTAATTAATCTTATTTTATATGCTGCAGACATCTATCTTTCCCATGGGTAAACAATCCATACATCTTTTTCTGCTTTGTTAATCTCAACAGCACAATAGTCTACTTGACAACTAAAGTTACTACTTAAATTATCAACTAATACCGCTATTCTAACATTATCTCCCCACACATGTTCCCAATGTGGGTCATCTGGTAAGCAACTGCTTTGCCAATCATTGATAATCCAATCTAACGTAGCACCGGTGTCATTAATGTCGTCTACGATAAGAATGTTTTTACCATTAAACGCATCTTCTGCCATCCATAAGTTACTTTCGGTATCTGCATTATCACGCAAACTTACTTTTAATGTTTCCATTGGAACATCAAGATAGTGACTTAGATACACTGCTGGAATCAATCCGCCACGTGTTAACCCAACAATGTAATCGGGTTTCCAATTGTCACGATGCATTTTCATAGAGATATCGCTAATCATATCTCTAACGTGTACATCACCATAATATACTTTTTCAATCTTATTCATCGTAAATACTCCATTGTAACAATTTTAGCCAACGATTCTGTAAAGTCTGCATTTTCTTCAATAATATACAGTTTAATAACTTCGTTGTCTCGATTGTTATCGTAACGTGATGCCTCAACTATCTTGCCACCATTTGCACTATACACTTTAAATGTAATTACTCCATCGTCGTCGTAGTTGTGTGATACCCGGTGATGTGACTTAGATGTTAGTGTTGAACTATTCATCCCACTACTAAGTGTCTGCTTACGCTGTTTACGCCCACCGCCCCAGACTTGTTTGGGTTCTGGCA